ATTAGTGACTATGAATCACCGTTTGGATTGATTTTTGTACAAAGCGAAATTGAGTTTTATGACGCAACGGGTGTCACCCTTTTAGAGACTATTACCGACACAGTATTTGGTCGCAATCAGTTTACGATCCCCAACACCCTGACCGAGGGCACGACCTATACATGGCGAGCCAGACGGGGCGGAAAGATCGGTATTGATGGCGCTACACAGTTTAGCCCGTGGACAGGCAAGCGGGCCGTGGTCAATGGTGCAAGAAGTATTGTTCTGACCTATGACAGCGCATTGATGTCTGCTTTGACAATCGGTGTGCCTCTTGCTGGCACGGTGAACTGCACAATTAACTGGGGTGATGGATTATCAGATAATTACACGACTGCCGGTGTTAAAACTCACACTTATGCTGGCGGTACAACCGGAACCGTGACGGTCACGATCAGCGGAACACTTACGACATGGGGTGGACAATCTGGTATTACGGCTGCTCAGCAGCAGGCTTTGACCCGTGTAGAGTCAATTGGTTTTCAGCTTGGGCTAACTTCGCTTGAGCGTGCATTCCAAAGCACTTCGGTTAATTTGGTTTATATTTCTCCGCAAATGCCGCCTGATATTACGAATATGTCTTTTGCGTTTCAGGGTAGCGCAACACAGGCTGATTTACGCACATTAAATGTATCAAACATTACAAACATGTCCAGCATGTTTAGACTAAGCACAGGAGTAGGCCCACAGATTGAAGGCTGGGATGTTTCAAAAGTAACTGATGCTTCGTTTATGTTTTATAACAGCGCCTTTAATAGGCCATTTAATAATTGTAATTGGGCGGCATGTACAAATATGTCTCACATGTTTGGCACCGGAAATGGAATTACTAATCAATTTAATCAGCCAATTAACGGATGGAATGTTTCAAATGTAACAAACATGAGTTATATGTTTGGTCAGGGTCTTGAATCAGGTGCTAGTGTATCTGTATTTAACCAACCTATTGGTAATTGGGATGTATCAAAAGTTACCAATATGCGCGGAATGTTCGGTAGAGGAAATTTACCCGGTGGCGTTCAAAGTATATCAAGTGCATTTAACCAGCCACTAAATACATGGAATACATCAAATGTTACTGATATGTCCCATATGTTTGGTAATGTAACCTCAAGCGCGACATTTGCATTTAATCAAAATTTAACAAATTGGGATGTAACAAAAGTTACAACTATGGAAGCAATGTTTCGAGCTAATTCTGCATTTCAAGGAGACATTAGCACATGGAGTTGTGCATCTTGTACAAACATGTTTCGGATGTTTACTAGTCAAGTTACTGGCGCTGGTGCAAACCCAATTCTTCAGGTTGGTTCAAGCGTATGGCAAACACCAGAAGTAACAACCACCGCAGAAATGTTTAACAATAACGCTACCTTTAACCGCAACATTTTTCTTTGGAAACTTCCTAAGTGTACGGATATTTCTTTCATGTTTGCTTGCTCACAAGCCGTTGGTGCAGGATCAACCCCAACATTTCAATCTGGTACTGATGTCTGGGAGACACCGCTTGCAACAAATGCTTCAAATCTGTTCAGTAGCAACACTACATTTAACAGTGCATTAAGCCTTTGGAATACATCAAGTATTACTAATATGCGTAGCGCTTTTGCGCAGGCTTATAGTTTTAATCAACCTATTGGAGATTGGGATACTGGCAATGTAACTAATATGGCTTTTATGTTTACTGGTGGAACTGGTGGAACAACCATTATGTTGTTTAATCAAAACATTGGAAACTGGGATGTATCAAAAGTTACAACAATGGAAGGAATGTTTACTAGATTTGGCACTAGTGCAAGCGCTACGCACAATTTTAACAATGGCGGGTCTTCAGATCTAAACAACTGGGATACATCAAGTGTTACAAATATGGCAAATATGTTTGGAAGAGCCGATGGGTCGTTTAACTTTATTTCTCGTTTTAACCAGCCAATTGGAGACTGGGATGTTTCTAAAGTAACAACTATGGTTAATATGTTTGGAAGAAGAAACGCAACTGGATCAGATAATGCTTCTGCTTTTAATCAGGATATTTCAACATGGCAGTTAAACCCAAATGTTGATTTAACTTATTTTATGGGCGGGTCAACAAACATTACATTTCGTGGATTTGATTCAACAAATTACTCAAAATTGCTTGCTGGCTGGGCTAATTACATTTCCACAGTAAACGGCCCATATACTAAAACAACAGCATTTACAGGAATCAAATACACCAACACTACTATTTTCCCCGGTGAGCGTTTTGATGATGGTGAAGCTGGTCGCGTATTCTTAACGACTGCTCGCGGTGTTGTGGTATCTGGTGCTGTTACCGCTAACGCAAACGGGGTCTATACATTTAACTCTGGAACAAGTGTTTATACCAATTCAAATAGCTGGTACTTTGTTAAGACTTCCGGCTCATGGAAACTTTACGACAACACAGACGCTTTGCAAGCCACAGGTACTGGTGATGTTGCGCATCCGTGGTTGGCTACCGCATGGGATGGTGACCTTTTAACCGCCGATGTGTTGAATAACGGTGTGGCATGGACGATTACTGACGGAGGCTTACTGTGAGGCATGAGATAACCGCTGAGGTCTTAACTTACTGGATTGCCTACGGCCCCGGTATTGCCAATGGAATACTTGATGTTGGGCAGTCTCTTGCCACAGGCGAAGAAACACTTGAGACCTTTACCAAGTACACACCCTATTTGAACCGCTGGGTTGCGCTTGGGCATGATCCGCAAGATGCACCACCGAGGTCTTAATGAAACCACTTTGGGAAGCAACCCGTGACCTGCATCACGCCTGCGAAGAACACCCGGTGGGTGCAGCTATGGCATCGGGCAAGCCACCTTTGGACTGGTATGCAGACTGGCTGGCAGCGCTTGAATCGATCCATTCGATCATCGATCCTGACCTGCCTAGTGTTTTATGGCGCACAGACCGGCTTACAGCCGACATCGATCGATTGGGAATTGAACCTTTAATGTTGAGCACGATTAAGGACTACGCCCACCAACTAGTTTCCGATCCTCAGATTAGGGCTGGTGCTTCTTATGTGTTGACTGGCGCTCACCTTATGGGTGGGGAAATTATGCGGCGAAGGCTTGAAGGCTATCCGACTGCCCACTTAGAATGGGAGGACAGATCAGCTGCCATTGCCGAGCTTAAAAAGATGAGGGAAGACGGCGATCTTGCCGAGCCAGCACGGGCCTGTTTTCAGGCGCTATTAGATGTGATGGATGAGATTTTAGCTAAGCGAGTAGAAAGGGCGCATGATGGATCAAGCATTGTTTAACTGGGTTGTAGCTGTGGCCGGGGTTCTTGGTGGCTGGACACTCAAGGTAATCTGGGATTCCCTGCGGGATTTACGGATGGAACTCAAAAACATAGATAGTAAAATGCATGATGATTTTGTGCGCCGCGACGATTTTAAAGACGCTATGGCTGAGCACAAGCTAGATATGCAAAATGGCTTTAGGGAAGTTAAAGAATTGATTGGTGGGCTGTTTAAGCGTATTGATGGGAAGGCAGACAAATAATGGGTATGTGGGCGCTACTATTTTTGTTCCTCGCTGCTTGGTGGGTTTATGCACCTCATCGATAACTGGCGAGAATTACTGCGTCGAGCTTGGTCTATCCGGCTGATTATTTTGGCTGGGATTTTGACTGGGTTAGAAGCAGTGTTGCCGTTTTTCCATACGGACTGGCCTTACCTTAAGTTCATTACCCTAATAGTAGTGGCTGCCGCTTTGATGGCTAGATTGGTCGCCCAAAAGGATCTTAAGTGAACCGTTTAAAAATCTCCGCGCTGAGCTTGTCTGCGACTGCTTTAATAGGTATCGCCGCCCACGAAGGGTACAGACAAGCAGCTTACACGCCCGTGCCGGGGGATCGACTTACGCTAGGTTTTGGCGATGCTCAGGGGGTAAAGGTTGGACAAACTACAGATCCCGTACGTGCTTTGGTACGTCTTGGTGGCCAAGTTAGTGTGTTTGAGCGAGAGTTTAAAGAGTGTGTAGGAGATGTGCCGTTGTATCAACACGAGTGGGATTCCATGATTTCGTGGGTTTTTAATATAGGTTCTGGCGCAGCTTGCAAATCTACTTTGGTTAAGAAGCTTAAGCAGACCCCACCCGATTATGATGGCGCTTGTAAAGAGCTACTCCGTTGGGATAAGTTTCAGGGTAAACCCTTACGAGGCCTAACTATTCGCCGCCAAGAGGAGTATAAAAAATGTATGGGGGGTTGATATTTAGATTTTTGCCTTATGTGGGGGTTGCTGTAATTGGGGTAGCCCTTGGCTGGCAAATCAACGGCTGGCGGTTAGAGAGTAAGATCGAAAGAATTGAAGCTAATTACGCAAGGCAATATGCTGCAGCGCAACAAGAGGCACGGGCAAAAGAACAATCCATGCAGGCTGCGGCAGACGCGCTTAGGAGAACTAAAGATGAACAGATCAAGAGTCTTAATACTCGGGTTACTACCCTTACTGCTCAGTTGCGCGATCGCCCCGAAAGACCCGCCGTTGGCTCCATCACCCCAGATGCCCGCCTTGGACTTGTTGCCAAAGGATGTACTGGAGCCGAGCTTTATCGACCGGATGGAGAGTTTCTTGTCCGGGAAGCTGCCAGAGCAGACGCCATCCGAGAAGGGTACAAACAGTGTGCCCAACAGTACGAAACCGTGAGAAAATACTTAAACGCAAACTAGGAGATTTTTAATGTCAGTTACTTACGAAGAATTCATGGCACAAACCGGCGCAGAAGAAGTCGGTGGACAGATAATTGTTGGAATCAGGGGTAACCGTAAGGTAGTGGCCCTTAGAGAAAAAGGTGCCTTTAATCTGACTGACGAAGGTAAAAAATATTGGGCGACTCGTAAGGATGTTACGACAGTTGAAGAAAAGCCAAAGCGTGGACGCCGTAAGAAAGATGCGACTGAAGTATCTGAGTTGCCTGAATCAGACGAAGAGCTAGAAAGGCTCTTACTAGAGGAGTAAGTCATGCCCGTACGATTTTCTAATAATGCGTCTGCCCCGCTTGCTGCGGGTATAAGTTCTTCTGTAACTTCGATTACGGTCGCTCCCGGGCAGGGTATTAAGTTTCCTGCTTTGGTGTCGGGGGACTACTTTTTTGCCACGCTTGTTAACCCGACTAACGACCTAGAGATTGTTAAGGTAACTCAAAGGGTTAGCGACACTTTAACAGTTGTGCGTGGGCAGGATGGAACTATTGCTCGGACGTTTAACGTCGGGGATAAGCTAGAACTGCGCCCTGTAGCGGCTGCGCTTAACTCAATAAATGAGTTTGTCCCGTCGGGTAATTTGTCTGCTGCAACTGTTCAGGCAGCACTTGTAGAGCTGGATACTGAAAAAGCCCCCCTTGTAAGCCCACAACTGACCGGCACACCTACAGCCCCCACAGCTGTACTAAGTAGCAACAACACAAATATTGCTACGACGGCGTTCGTAAAACTGGCTGTTGATGAGGGTTTGAAACAATTAGTCCCCGCCGGTACCAAAATGTTGTTCCAGCAGACGACGGCTCCTACGGGGTGGATTAAGTCTGCAGCACACGATAATAAAGCGCTGCGCGTTGTTTCAGGCACAGTCGGTTCGGGTGGTTCGGTTAACTTTACTTCTGCTTTTAACGCAACTAGAACTGTTGCTGGTACGGTTGCTGGGCACGCCCTGTCTGTTGCTCAGATGCCATTACACGGTCACGCTTGGGCTGGTGGTGGAGGTGGTGACGCTAACATTCGTGGTGGCCCATTTACTTCTCGTGCGGACAGTTGGGGTGTTTATTCTGAGTACCGAGGCACACCCACTTCAGTTGCAGGGCAGACCATTGGTGGTACAGGTGGCGGTCAAGAACACACTCACAACTGGGCTGGTAGTGTGAACCTAGAAGTGCAGTATGTGGACGTGATTATTGCGGAGAAGGAATATGGAGCTTAAACCGGGAACTTTTTGCCCCCTGATTAAAAAAGACTGTATTGGGCTTAAATGTTCTTGGTTTACTCAGGTTAGGGGTACTAACCCAAATAGTGGTAAAGAAGTTGATGAGTGGGCCTGTGCTATTACGTGGATGCCGGTCTTACTTATAGAAAATAGCCAGCAGCAAAGACAGACGGGGGCAGCCGTTGAGTCTTTTAGAAACGAGATGGTCAGAGCCAACCGGGCAGCGCAAGATTTGTTACTCGCAACACAACAAAGAAACTTACTACTAGAGAGTGATAATGGTTGAAGATTTTATAGGTGTGTTTGATAACGCAGTTCGACCTGAGTTTTGCACTGCAGCAATTGAGCATTTTCAGCGAATGGAAAAGCTTAATAAAACCTTTACACGGCAGCAGGCTGAAGATGTGGACAAGTTATTTAAAGACACCCGCTCGTATTCTTTGATGGATGATTTTGATGCCAGTGTGATGCACACTAACAGTGCTATTGGTCAGGTGTTTGCAGATGCTATTGAGCAGGGCTGTAATGTTATGGCTTCTAAGTACGGCATCTTAACTGCCATGGCAACCTACAAAGTATCTGAGACGATTAAGATACAGAAGACTTGTCCTGCTGAAGGCTACCATGTCTGGCATTGTGAGCACTGTTCTAACGCTTATGGCCGCAGAGTTATGCAAGCACTTTTGTATTTAAATGATGTCGAAGAAGGTGGCGAAACAGAGTTTTTGTACTACAGCAAGCGGTTTAAGCCTGTGGCGGGCAGGATGATTATTTTCCCTGCCGGGTTTACACATACACACCGGGGCAACCCACCGCTTACTGGTGACAAATATATTATGAGTACTTGGTTGGAGTTCGTGAGCTAACTATGCCCTATATCAAACTCGAAGATTTCTCTGGTATCGCACCTCGTATTGCGCCGACCCTGCTTGCGCCTAATCAAGCGCAGGTAGCAAAAAATGTTCGAGTTACTTCTGGCGACTTGCGCTCTTGGAAAAAAGAGACTGTTGAGTATGTGCCGCTTACCCCCAACACCCAGACTATCTATAAGCTTTACAACGAGGGGTCTGGTGCGTACCGTTGGTTGACTTGGGCCCATGATGTTGATGCTGTTAAGGCACCTATTTATGACGACTTGGACTACCGTGTGTACTTCACCGGCCAAGGAGAGCCCAAAAAGACAAACTGGTCGCTGGCCACAAGTAACGGAGCAGGCTCCGGGCCATTCCCAAACGCATCGTTATCTCTAAAAGTCCCGCCCCCCATTGAGGCGCCAACTGCAGTTTCTTCAGGTGGTAGTGGCACGACTGAAACACGGGCTTATGTCTACACATACATATCGACTTTTGGTGCGGTTTCGGAAGAGTCTGCCCCTAGCCCAGCAGTAAGCGTAGATACTTACATAACCGGTGCCACAGTTACGGTAGACGGTATGAGCTGGAACGCCACATATTCTAAGACCGGCACGACTATTACTGTTACTCAGACTCTCCACAAGTTGTCTGACCGCGATACTGTCTATATTAGCTTTACTTCTGGTACGGCTGCATCCGGGTGGTATACCGTCACTGTTACAGGCGCCGATACTTTTACCGTAACTACACCGACTAGCTCGTCTACAAGTGGTAATGCGGTCATTTTAGTTAAGACATCAGAGGGTACTTTTAACATCACCCATAGGCGGATCTATCGTACGGTGGTCGGAGCCTCTCAGGTTTCTTATCAATTCGTTGAAGAGATCCCAATCACAACGACTTCTTACACAGACAATAAAACGGTTGTTCAGCTAGGATCATTACTTAGAACCCAGAACTGGAACCCGCCACCTGATGACTTGCGTGGTTTGGTTAGTATGCCTAACGGTATGCTGGCTGCGTTTAGAAACAACGAAATCTGGTTCTCTGAGCCATACCATCCACATGCTTGGCCCGACCTATATACCCTTGTTGTTGGCGACCGGATCGTGGGCCTTGGTGTTTTTGACACCACACTGGTAGTCTTAACCGAGAATCACCCCTACCTGATAACAGGCTCTTCTCCCTTGGCAATGTCCCAACAGAAGCTGCCGATGATACAACCTTGCGCCTCTAAGCGTTCTATTGCTTATGACCAGTATGGTGTCTTGTACGCATCTCCTAATGGCCTTGTTTCGATAAGCCCTGCTGGAGCAGATGTAATCAGCCTTCCGTTGTACGCCCGTGAAGAGTGGCAGGCGCTGATCCCTGAGTCCATGGTTGGGATGATTTATAACAACCAGTATTTTGGTTTTCACAACAAAGCAGAGACTGTCGAGGCTATCGTTCTATCCCGGGCAGATACCCCGCCCCTTATTGAGTTTAGCTTTGATGGGGTTGCAGCCTTTGTGGATAAAGTCACATCAAACATTTTTGCAGTCTCTAGGTTTGACAACACAATCTACCAACTAGATTCTAGCTCTATCAATAGAACCATTTATGAGTGGCGCTCTAAGAAGTTTATGATGCCTAGCCCGCTTAATTTTGGTGCTATGAAGATGCGGGCGCAGTATAGCGATATTGGGGATATTGATGCTTACAACAATCTTCTCCAACAGGTTATCGCTAGAAATGAGGCTCTTTGGGCGTCTTCAAGTAATAATCTTTTGGGGGTTATGAACTCTGTGACCTTTAACTCCATCGTTTTGGGTGGCTCAATCCTTGAGCCCATACCTGAACAGGGGGATGACAAGTATGTGTCTGTGTTTGTGTACGCTGACGGGGACTTGTTCTATACCGGGCAGTTCTCTAATGAAGAGCCAATACGGCTACCCCATGGTGAACGAAAAGCTACAACTTGGGAGATCGGGTTAAGCGGCAACATCCCTGTGACCACTTTCATTATCGCTACCTCGGTAGAAGAACTAAAGCGGGTGCCTGAATGAGAAAGCCCGGTATCCCGGCGGTTAACTTGGCTAGGCTGGATAAGCCTACGGCGCAGCTTTTAATTGCTATGAAAGAAAACATCGAGCTCTTAACTGGGGCCAGACCAAATGTTAACTCGCTTACACAATTGCCGGTAGAAGCAGACTTGGCGCAGGTAATTGACAAGATTAACCAGATAGTATCTCGCTTGAATTTTGACAGTAACTAAGGATATGATACGCCTATATGAAAACCACTATTTATGGGCGAGATTTAGAGGTTAGGAAGTGGGTTGCCGTAAGGGTTGGAGAAGAAGATTTTGAAGGTGGAGTGGCAATAGGTTTAGAGGAAGATGGGGAAATAATCGCTGGGGTGGTGTATACACATTTTACTCAAGCAAGCATCACCGCCCACATTGCCGCAGCGCCTGGAAAGAGATGGATGAACAAGGAGTTTTTAAGACGGATATTTGCCTACCCCTTTGTTCAACTAAAGTGTAACCGAATTACTGGTTTAGTTAGGGTTGATAATTTAGACGCACAAAGATTTGATGAGCATCTAGGGTTTAAACGTGAGGGCTTACTTCGGCAAGCTTGTACGGACGGGACAGATATGATTTTGTATGGGATGCTCAGAAGTGAGTGCAGATTTTTAGGGGATCGCTATGCGGTATGACCATTTCTCGATGTTGCCTGAACAGGCATTTCAGCCTAGGGCTGGGCATTTTGGCGGGATGACTCTTGAGGGTGGTGGTAAAGGTGGCAGTAAAGCTCCTAAACCCGACCCAAACATTGGTATTGCCCAGCTAGAACTAGCCAACATTTCCAGAGAATATCTTAGAAGCTGGCAGACAGATGTGTGGCCTTCTTTACAAGCACAGGCTGAAAAACAAGAAGTGCGGGCTGATGAGCAGTGGGAATTAGATCGGTCTATTCAATTACGCCAGTTAGAGATTGCTAACCAAGAATATCGCCGCCGGGAAGAGTTGTTTTTCCCTATTGAAGAGCGTCAGATTTATGAGGCCATGAAGGCCGGTGGGCCAGAAGATCAAGAGCGGCAAGCGGCTTTGGCTCTAGGTGATGTTCGAGCTGCCCAACAAAGACAAGCGCAAGATATTGCAATGCAACAAAGAGCCTATGGTATTGATCCTACTTCTGGTAGGTATCAAGGTATGCAAAGAGCGGTTGGTGTTGATAACGCCGCCATGGAAGCCGCAGCCGCAAATAGAGCTCGTCAGGCTGCCGAACAATTAGGTTGGGCTAAGCGTATGGACGCATTGGCTCTTGGCGCGGGGCAATTTGGTAATCAAGCTACTTCTACTGGGCTAGCATTAACCGCCGGTAACCAAGCTCTTATGTCAGGTCAAATACCGTTCCAGAACACTATGGCTATGGGCCAGTCTATGGGTCAGGCTTATGGTGGGGCGATGCAGGGTTGGGGTCAGGTTGGCCAGCTTGGTGTTCAGAAATATCAGGCAGACGTTAATGCCTACAGCGCCCAGCAACAAGCCAAAGCAGCAGAATCGGCAGGTTTTGGTCAACTTGTTGGCTCTGGTATTGGCGCCTACGCCGCTTTCGCAGGGGGCTCTGATATTAGTATTAAAGAGAATATTGAGGTTGTTGGTGTTGCACCTAACGGCCTTACGATTTATGAGTTTGACTACAAACCAGAATTTAAAGACCACCCACTTGCTGGGCATGGTCGCTTCCGTGGGTTTATGGCTCAAGAAGTTGAAGAAGTGTTCCCCGAAGCAATATTTACTATGGACAACGGGTACAAAGCTGTTGACTACAGCAAGGTGAGGTACTGATATGGCACTAGGATCATTCGCAGGTGGATTGGCTAAAGGCTTTACTAGCACTTACGGACTTGTCTCTGAGTTAGAAGAGAAAAAAGAAGAGCGTGAGTTTCGCCGTAAAGAACGCGAGCGGGCCCAAACCTTTAGGGACATTACTGCAGAAGAGTTAGGCCAAGTGGGCCAGACACCACAAACATCTACAGGCGCTATTCGGCAAGCTGTAGGTATTAACCCTGAAGCCCAGATGTCGACCGACCCCAATGCTGTATCGCCGGGGATTCCGTTAGGAGAAGCTGCTGGGTTACCGCAGGGTATGAGTTCTGTTGGAGCCAAATCTAGTGCTATTCCTGCAGGTACTTCACCTATCACTAGGGAAGACGCTTTGATGCGCATTTATCAGCGGGGGTTAGCTGTTGACCCAGATAAAGCGTTTGATATTGTCCTTAAAGGTATGCAGCTAGAAGATGTTTTGTCCACGCGCAAAGACAAAAAAGAATTTAAAGCTTGGCGTGAAGGGTTTAATAATGACCTGACTTCAGTTAGAGCCCTGACCGAAAAAGTAGATACCGATCCACAGGGGTTTATGGAAGGCACTAAAAAATATGGTGTCGAGATTCGCCCGATTAGTGTTGGCGAAGGCAAAACGGTCTATGAAGCTTACTCTGGTAACCGGAAAATCGGTCAGTATGACAACCTAAAAACCGCAGCAGAAGATGGATTTCAGGCTCATGCAACACAGCTTTTGATGCAGGGTGCGGCACGATTTGCGGCAACACCAGATCAGTTTGTCTCTATTTTGTCGGCGGCTGATAAGTTAGATATGGATCGCCGTAAATTAGATATGGACAAAACCCGCCTTGGTATTGAAGAAAAACGCCTTGGGTTTGATGAAACCCGCCTTGGATTTGAAGGCCGCAGGCTTGCCGCAGAAGAAGGAGCCATCCCAGCTAGACAAGAGCTGACAAGAGCACAGATTGCTAAAACACAAGCAGAAGCCGCCGCTCTTGGGCCATCAGCAAACCGTGACCAGCTTAGACTAGATCTTGCCCAAGCAGACCAATTCCGTAAACAACTGGCTGATATTGACGCACAGTTAGTTAACTACCCAGAGGGCAGCCCCCAATACAAAGCACTAGCCGCCCAACGAAACCAAGTAGCTGCTGCACTGCGGGATGTAAACGCCATTATCTTAGGCGACCGTGGTCGGGGAGCTGGTGGTACTGCTGCTACTGGTACGGGTGTAGAGGCTGCTCGAGCTCAGGCTTTAACAGGTAAGCGCCCAGATGGTAAACCTTACACAGCGCAAGATAAGTCAGACTATGAGCGCATATTTGGTGAGCCTTTCCCCACGGCTGAAAAAGGAGCTAAAGGGCCGGTATCTGAAAAAGCTCCCGACAGACGAGAGAACATCTTCTTTACCCGGGCTACACCCCGCAGTATTGTTGAAGAGGCTGCTAGAGCAGGTAATCCCAAAGCACAGGCAGAGCTTGCACGTAGACAAGAGGTTGAGGCTGCTCGAGGCGCTTTACCACTTAACAGTGGCTTTCAACCGTAGTACACTTGCTGTAACCCAGCTTAATAGAGGCTTTTAAATATGGCTAGCGTTTGGGATCGGTACGTTCAACCTCCAGCAGAGCAGAAAAGCGTTTGGGATCAGTTCGTACCATCTGCGCCAAGTGTTAGCGAGTTTGACTTTCCGTTAGAACAGGTTCGGGCAGAGCGTCTTCCAACCAGAAACCCTCTTGCTGTCGTTAATGACTATGTTATTGAGGCCGCCAATGCAGTTCTTGGTGGTTTTAAAGCTGTTACCGATTTTGCCGCCCCGGGCTCTGAGCTTGCTAATCAGATTGAATCTCTTATCCAAGAGGGTGCAGCCAGCCAAAGTTTAGTAGCACAACGGTCTAAACAAGAGTTAGGCCAAGCTATTGAAGAAGGTGGTTTTGAGGCTCTTAAAGGAGTTGGTCGATATGCGCTTACTTCTCCGGGCCTTGCTGTTTCTCAAGCCGTTGGCTCTTTCGCTATTCCCGCAGGGGCTATTCGTGGCGCTGGTATTGTTGGTCGCGCTCTTGGCGCAGGAGACGCTGCTGTTGATGCGGCCCGGGCCGTAGGCCCACTGCGTGCCGTTGATGAAGCTGCCGCTGCCGCTAGAGGAATTAGACCCTACGAGATGGGCGCCGGTGTTATATCTGGTGCTGCCTTAGCTGGTGGT